CCGTCATGCGAAAGAGGAGTTATGGTTCTTAAGTATGGTAAAGCACAAGCAACTGGCAAACCATACAAAGCGTTCTACGACCCAGCAGCAGCACCAAACTGGACAGGACCTAAAATTCCTGCCGAACTACGTACTAAGCCAATCTTTGCTTAGTATTTAACAGTAAACGGGGCGTGGGGTATGGCCCTTCGCCCCGTTTATATTAAAGGAGAGAGATGAAAACATTAATACGAAGTGTTAACAATACTAATGTAGGTGGTGAGCCACTACCTCCTGTATTTAAAGTGTTTGAAAATGCGGGAATGATATTACGCAGAGCAGAAGTAACTGTAATAGCAGGTACTCCAGGTGCAGGTAAGTCATCAATTGCTTTAGCAATTGCAGCAAAAACTAAACTGCCAACTCTTTACTTCAGTGCAGATACCAATGCACATACTATGGCAATGAGATTGATTGCTATGACTGGCAACATAAGTCAACAACAAGCAGAACAATTAATTAAAAGACAACCAGAAAAAGCAAAAGAAGTATTAGCAAATGGCAATCATTTGTTTTGGTGTTTTGAATCAAGCCCAACATTAAAAGATTTAGATGAAGAAGTGTCAGCCTTTGAAACCATTTGGGGTAGAAGCCCAGCGCTTATTGTTGTAGATAACCTAATGGATATAGCAATGGATGGACATGATGAGTTTGGTGGTATGCGTGCCGCCATGAAAGAACTTAAGTATCTAGCCAGAGATACAAACGCAGCACTGCTTGTATTACACCATACCAAAGAAGGGTATGAAGGTAGTCCATGTCAACCACGTTCATCAATCCAAGGTTTAGTTAACCAGATACCAGCAATGGTATTAACTATTGGTCAGATGAAACAAGCAGATATGAATTACTTATGTGTAGCAGCAGTTAAAAATCGTTATGGTAAAGCAGACCAAACGGGTAACAACTACGTTACCCTTGCATTCAATCCAGAATCTATGTATCTAGATGACGTTATGATTCGGTATATGCCACAACAACAGGAGTTTGAATGAGCAATCCACAAAAAGCAAAAGGTTCTGATGCTGAAAGAGATGTAGTTAATTGGCTAAAGATAAATGGTTTTCCTTACGCAGAACGTAGAATTGCAGGAGCACATCTAGACAAGGGAGATATAGCAGGAGTTAATGGTGTAGTTATAGAAGTAAAAAACCATAAACGAATAGACCTATCAGCATGGGTAAAAGAATTAGAGGTTGAGATAAAGAATGACAAAGCATGGACAGGTGCAGTAATACATAAGCGTGAACGAAAAGGAGATGTGGGAGAATGGTATGCAACAATGCCAGCAAAAATATGGATAGAATTAATTAGGAAGATAGATGAACAAGCATGATATATCTGCCTACTTAATGCACGTAGGCGCCACCCTGCCAGCAGTGGGGCATGGCTGGCGCAAAATGAAATGCCCTTTCCACAGTGATAAACATGCATCAGCAGCCATCAATTATGATGACAATAGATTTAAATGTTTTGGTTGTGAAGTAGCAGGTGATGTATACGACCTAATAATATATAAAGAAGGAGGTAACTATATTGAGGCTATCAAATTCGCAGAGAGCATATCTCTTGCAGGCAACCGACCAGTACGCAAAGGACCTGCATCTAGCGGAAGAGTATCTTTCAACTCGGCATCTATCGGTAGAAGAGGGCAGAAATTTTAATCTAGGTGTAGTAGCAGACCCATTACCAGGGCATGAAACTTACAAAAATAGATTAGCAATCCCTTATGTAACACCATCGGGTATAGTGGATATAAGATTTAGAACTATGAATAATAATGATGACCCTAAATATATGGGTATGCCTGGTGCTAAGACTACAATGTTTAATGCACAGGTAGTACTAACAGCAGGCAGTTATATATGTGTAACCGAAGGTGAACTAGACACAGTTGTTTTGTCAGTCAAGACAGGACACCCATCAGTTGGTATACCTGGAGTTAATAACTGGAGGCCATATTATGCAAAGATATTAGATGATTTTGAAACAGTAATTGTATTAGCAGATGGTGATAATGCTGGCTTAGAGTTTGGTAAAAGACTAAGCAGAGAACTACACAATGTTAACCTATTACAAATGCCAGAAGGACATGATGTAAACAGCATCATAGTGCAAGAAGGAAAGGAGTGGCTAGATGAGCGAATCAGAAAATGTTTGGGACAATCCTGAAGATTTTTGGAAGCATGTAAAGTCTAACAAAAAGTTAGTTGGCATAGCAGTATCTGATGACCAAGGGTTAGACATCTTAAATGCATTACGGGATATCTATCTAAGAATAGATGAAGAACCAGAGGATGCAAAACAAATGCTAACCATGTTGGGTATAATATTGTTAGCAAGTAGCAATGGACAAGGGGAAATTATTAGCAATGAGATAGCAGTTCAGGCAGCAATGGAAGAGTTTGATATACATATGAATAGGATGTTAGATGAAAAATCCGAGTGATGTTGATGTAATACTTAATGAATTACGTAGTATTATGATGAAGAAACAAGAGGACTATGGTCCCCTGAATATAGCCCTTGCCCCTGGTGGGGCTATGAATGGGCTGCGTGTCAGAATGTATGACAAACTGGCTAGGTTAAATAACCTAGCGGATAAGGCCGCCACACCGAACTTTGAATCTATTGAAGATACCCTGATAGACCTGGCAAACTATGCCATAATAGGACTATTAGTACAAAGAGGACAATGGGAGGGCATACACAATGTGGAAGATTAGAAATCCATTTTACTGGGTAGATACACCCAGAGAAACTATACTTGTAGTTTGTTATCGTTGTTCCAAACATTTTGGAATACATATAAATAATGTGCGAGTATATAATTATTGTGGTAATTGTAAATAAATGAATCAAGAGTGGGTACAGGAATATGATTTGCTTGTGTCCACCCTTGGCATGGAGTACGCCAGAAAATATTCTATAATTGAACCAGCAGATATAAGGCAAGTCCTATGGTTGTGGTTTGTTACACACCCAAATAAATATACAGAGTGGTCTAAGTTACCACCTAAAGATAGAGAAAAACTAATTGCTAAATCATTGCGTAATGCAGCCATAACTTATTGTGAAAAAGAAAAGGCTCGCAAGTTTGGCTACGATATGGTTGACCTTTATTACTACGATGCTTCAGTTATTGAAGCCTTTCTCCCATCTATCTTGGGGGATAGTTATGAAATACCTACAAAAATTAAAGACCTTAACTTTCAGTTTGGTAAATCAGGTGAGGTTACAGATGGAAATAACTGGCTAGTACTCAGGTCAGATATAGAAAAAGCATTCAACCAGTTGCCAGAGGCCAAACAAAATATTTTAAGATTAAAATTTACGGTGGAAGATTGCGAGTGGACAGAACTTGGTAAAGAACTAAACACTTCTGCCGATGGTGCACGTATGAGAGTTAACCGTGCAATTAATTCTTTAATCAGAATATTAGGTGGTTGGAGGTCCTTCAATGATACAGATAATCTTGTGGATAAAGAAGAAAATGAAGAAGAAGATGACACAAGAGCCTAAGGAAATAAGTAGTTTGTTTCAAAAAGATTATAGTAATGCTATGGACCTACGCGGTAATCCAATAGGCGATATTTGTATGTGTGGTTCAGAATTGTTTACAGCAATAGTAGCCTTTGAGTCTGGCGAAATAACGTTTTACTTTTTAGATGGTGAGTGTGTAGACTGTGGCTCACTAGTAACCCTACCCACCCCAATAGATGACATAGGAATGGATTGCATGTAATGCCTTATTATGATTTTGAATGCAGGGTATGCAGAGTGGTAGTAGAAACAAATGATTCTGCTGCACCATCTTGCACCTCTTGCGGAAATGTAATGGTTCGTATATGGTCCCCTACACCAGTGCACTTTAAAGGCTCAGGCTTCTACTCAACAGGAGGATGAATGACCGATTACCCTAAATGGAAATCAACACCAGCATGTGCTGGCACAGATACAGAGTTATGGTTTAATAAAGATGATGAGCCAACTTATGATGAAAAGAATTTATTAAAACGAATTTGTGCGGGTTGTGAAGTACGTAATCAATGCTTAGAATATTCATTAAAGCATAATGTTATGGGATATTGGGCAGGTACTACACCCAGAGAAAGACAAAAGTTGCGTAAAAAGTTAGGTATTATTTCAATACCGATTTACTTAGCACGGGATATAGCATGAGTAAACTATCTGATTTTGATTTAGATTTATCAATAGGTCATGAAGGCGAATCATTAGTTAATGAACTACTAACTGGTGGTAAAACTATTGAAGTAAAGAGAGACCTTAAATGGAAGAACACGAGTAAC